TTAGTCCACGTAGAAGGATCTGCGGCAACCGATATATTTGTGTTGACTGTCAAAAGTGTCATTATTTCAGCTAGAGTTGCACTAAAAAACATTCTGGGACTGTCATAAATACCATCAATTATTTGTGATGCAGAAAAATCCATAGCAGGGCTAGTCATTGCTATTTGTGCTGCAGTTTTTGATAATTGCTTACTTAATTTTCCACTTTGCAGCTGCCTCTGGCTTGCTAAAACCGATGCCAAGGCTTTTAATCTTTGTTTTCTTCTCTGTCTTTTCTTTTCTACTTGATCTGCTATTATGTTTGAATCTGCCTTGGTGCTAAGCATCTTGTTCATTAAATCTTCTTCTGGGTGCGGAGCGCAAAGATCTAAATCAACAATATGCCCTAAATCTTTTATCCAACCTTCACCAGAAAGCATTCGCGCATTTCGTTTAACTTTTTCAATGTTTACCACTTTACCAAATTCAGAAAATATATCAATCATAACATTAGTTGGATTCTTACCTTTTTTTCTGTTGCTACCCTTTGATACTGTTTCTGCAAAAGATAACCCCGCTGAGCCAGCTGCCGTTCTCATTTTTCTAGTAATGGCAACAGAATTAATGGCATCTTTCGTTTTTTTAGTCGGGCGCCCTTCTAATAGTTCAATCATTTCTTTGCTGGATATATTATTCGAAATTTCATCAAAGATACCAGTAACCCCATTCATATCAAGACTTATATCACCACTAGCAAATTTCTTTACAGTCTTATTCACAAAAGCTTTAGCATCGTCTAATAGATCCGAACTCTCCAACAGCTCATTGATGTTTTGAGTGCCATAATCCATGCCGGCTTTCACAGTATCTTCCAACTCGCTCAGAGCGTCTGTACCAAAAGTAATAATTTTATCAATTGCTGCAGCCACCTCATCTAATACTATTTTTACTATTCCAATTATAATTTCATCAATTATCATTTCTACAATTTTTTCAACTGCTTTAGAGATCATAGCCATATAATCAACTACCGGCAATAAATCATCTAAACGTGGTAACGTAAGTGCATCAATGCTTGGCAAATCTTTCCAATTTGGTGGAAACGACTCCCCAAACGAATCAGATAATTGATTTAAATCTAAATTATTAACATAATCTCCCAATCCAAGATCTGGAAGCCCCATACTACCAAGTGTGTCAGAAACAGTTTGAAGTAAATCTTTGGCATAATCTTCTGCTACGTCTACATGGCTTTCTATCAATTCAAGTAGCTGTTCTGTGGGAAGATGCTTATCAGGCAAGTTTAACAACAGTGTTTGTAACTCATTGGTTGACAAATCACTTAGTAAGTCTTGTACCGGCAACGCCTCCATTAAACTATCAAGCGGAAGCGAAGAAGCTAATTCTGTAAGCGAATTCGCGTCTGCCTCTTTCAAACCTTGCAAGACTTGAACCCCAGCAGAACTTAAAAACTTTCCTATATCAGCGTCATCTATCACTCTATCTAAAGTGGGATTTAAATCATTTGATACTTTTTTGAATTTATCAAAAAACCAATCATTTCTCATTTTAGATGTAAAAGTCGGTGCAATTGCGACATTACCACCTTCAGCAGGCTTACCCTCCAAGAGCACACTATAATCTATTTTACCAAAAGCATTTTTGCCAAAAATATTTTCTGGAGATATATCAATTGAAAACTGCTCTACAATTCTAGAAAAATTCCACTGAGTTGCTCCACCCAACAAACTTTCATATGGGGCAGGACTACAAGAAATATTAAATATTTTACGTATAAACTTGTTACCAGTTGCAAATTCAGTAGCTTTTCCTGTTGTTGTGGAAATTTTATTTTTTGTATCTTCCCAAAAGTTTACATATTGATCATATAGCGTATCTAAAGTATCAGTCAATTGATTTATATTTGCCATTTCATTTGGCATGAAAGACATAAAATCATCTTTAATTAATTGCGGCAAATCATAATAGTTTATGTTCTTAACAAGCTTTTTAACCAACCCCACATCATCAATAGGAGCTTGGCACAGTATCATTTCAATTACATCATCGGGAAGCCCATATTTATCTATCATATCAGAAATAAAATCTGTTGGTATTTGTATGTTACCAAATATTTTTTTCAGAATATATGGGGACGCCTGAGAAATCATCCCCACCAAAAATTCGTCTGGCACTCTACCTTTCTTTATAAAATCAACAATATTATCTATAGGAAGGGTATCTATCTGTAATTCAAGAAGAATTTTATTCAATATGTCTGCCGGCAGTCTATTAATAATCAAACTCATTAATTCTTTACCAGAAAACGCCTGTAAGCCGCCAGCTAATAAAGCATCAACACTATCTGGTATACCCAATTCTTCTGTTATAGAATCAATACCTATACTCATTAGAGTATCAATTCCAATCTTATTCAACACCACATCATAAAGCTTTTCGAAAGAAAGTCCATCTATTTGATCAGTTATTGTTCTTATTTGATCTAAAACTTCATCGCCAACAAATTCATTAACACTTTCTCTTGCGCCAGATATTTTCTCTTTAAACTCGTTTGTTATAGCCTTCGACTCGCGCTGTAGCTCTCGTGAAGTCTTCACTAGCCTATTATTAAATTCACCTTCTATAGATTTAACTTCATCTAAAAATCCTTTTTTCTGATCTGAAGGCTTGATCTCTGGTATCGGATATGTAAAGAATGAAACAAACTGAGTCCACGGCATATCTCTAGAGCGCGTCCCCAAAAGTTCTAATATTTTCCAAGAATAAAATACAAAAGCATTAGTCCGAGGTCTATTGAAGGGATCAGAATCTTTAAATGCGTCAAATCCAACTCTTAACGGTTGTCCTCCAAATCCACGATCTACAACAATGTGTGTATAGTTAAACTCACCGTCAAATCCAAGTTCGACTATTCTATCAGATTCTGTTGCTGCTGAAATCTGTTCACTGGTAGTTGTAGATTGAGTTTCTGCCTCTTCAGTTGCTTCTGCATTGGTTGCTTCTGCATTGGCTGCTTCATCACCTGTTGCGTCAGCAGTTGGCGAATCAGGTGGAGTTGCTTGTTGTGCCGCAGCTTCAGCCGTAAAATCAGAAACTCCACTTGTTTTTGACGGCTCGCCTAGTTTAGCATAACTGTTTTTCACCAAAAATTCATTAAAACCATTAATATATTTTTCCACTCTAGAAGATTCTTCTACTAAATCTAAACCCTCTATATTCACACCAGAATCGTTAATTGCTTCACCATACATTTTTATTTTATCGGCTGCCAAAGTAAGCATTTCTGCCATATCATTTGCTTTAAAAACAACACTTTTCTTAAAAAGTCCATCAAAAGCAAACCCTTCTCCCTTTTTTGGCATTATTTGTAAATGTTGTCCAGGCACTTTAACTAATATTAATAATTTACCTTCAGGTGCTGGACGTTCCTCTAAGTGCCAATCGGTTGCCGCCGAATGTTCCATTAGTTTTTCAACTATTTTGTTTATATCTAATTCACCTATGGTTAAAGATTCTTGCAGCAAATCTGTAACTGCTTCTGGAGGTGGTGGAGGTGGTGGAGGGAGTATTTCACCAGTTTGGCTGTGGACGCACATAGGATCTGGGATCCCTTCTTCAACAATTTTAGTATAACCAGCTGGGCATTGCAACGTTTCAGCTGCAGCTGCTTTTGCTTCTGCTGCTTTTTCTCCTGGTGTTAGATCACCTTCACTTTCGTCTCCTACAGCTGGACCGGATCCGGAACCACCAGCTGGCGCCCCAGGGGGACCGATCCAATCACCTTGAACTCCTGTATTCACGCCATCAGTTGACTTATTGAAATCAGATTCTTTATATTCTCCAACGTCGGTATGGCTTGGCATCATTTTTAGCATTGCTTCTAAATGATTAAATTGTTCTTTATTTTTTGTCGCCACTCCTCCATGTTCACCAACCCCGTAATTCAATCGATTAATTGCATGCACATTAAGAGTGCGCTGCCACTTTTTAACTTTAGCACCTCGCTTGCCTCTTTTCAATATTATTTTTGTTGGTGGGTCACCCCCGCCTGAAGCATTACTTCTTCTGCGCCGCCCAGAACCTCCAGAGCCACTTGAAGCTGGAGACTCTGGCGGGCATTGTCCAAGAGGCGCTGTAGAACCATCAATACACTGAACTTGATCTTCTGGTATGGACATGCCGCCCTCTTGTGACATGCCGCCCACCTCGGCAGCTGCGATCTGTTCCTCTAATTGGTGGATTTCTCTTTTAGTGTCGTCATAGAGTTGATATAACTGTTTGTACTGTTCATGTTCAATAAATTGATCCATACTCTGAAGATTGCTCTTGAGGCTCGCTTTCTTCCTCTTTAATTCTGCCAATTCCGCCATTAGATTTGCAATTGACATTATGCCTCTCCTCCAGCTATAATTTGAGAAATTTTATCTTTTGTATCTTTCTGTTGTGAATCTAAATCACCATAGTTCACCACAGTAGACTCTATCTTCATTTGTTCCTCGCTAGAAGCTTCTAATAGATATGATGCCGAACCGGTTTGTTTATTATAATATTCTAATATTTTAGTTAGTCCAGTTTTTTTTGCCTCTGTAATTATAGCTCCAAAATCAGCCGTAGTTTTTCCAACTAAGTTGCTGTGCTCTGTGCGTACAACCACGTAATACTCATCGGCTTCGGAATCATAGAACGGTTCGGCTTCCTTTTGGGAAGGCCATTTTGCAAATTCTGTAGCTGATTTCGTATTCTTTTGTAAATCCACCAATTCGGGCGGTAGTGCTTCTTCAGCGGCTGCAGCTGCTTCACTCTCTGTAGAAGAGATTGCACCTGACACGTGGAGCGGTGTAAATGCGGTTTTAGTATATTCTTCATACTGCTGCAGTGTCACCTTTATATCATCAATCAACCTTTTAGTTGCTGCTTCTGTTTTTGGTCCATATATACCGTCTACTTTAATTAAACCAGCTTGGGCTGAATTTTGACTATCTTCTACAGCCTGACTCAAGGCTGAACGCATTGGACGCTTAGCTGTTGGGCTTGGTGATTTTTCAGATGCAAGCGCTTCTGCTTCTGCTTCTTCTTGATAGTAAGCAATCTGTTCCTCTAATTGTTTGATTTCAGCTTTAGTTGCCTTTAATTCCTGCCCCAATGATAAACGATAATCAACATCAGTCGTTTGATCATCATATCCTGACAAAATATGTTGAATTTCCCCTTTCTTTTGCTTTAATCCTGCCAATTCAGATTGTAAACTTTCTACTGACATTACGCTTCTCCTTTCCTAATATTTAGTTTGTATTATTAAATCTACTATTTATATACTCACTACCAGCAACCATATAAAAATTCTTCTTATACATAACCAAATTAGATTTAAAAGATGCAATCGACGATTTGACTTGAGTTAGTAAAGCAGGAATATTGGTTCCTCCAGACGTGGTTGCAGCGATGGATGGTTGAGTCATGGCAGTAACAACTGTTACAACAGGTCCACCGGCATTTCCACCGGTACCAGAACCAATAACATTATGAGTGTGGTTCATTACTGCAGTATTAAAACTGGTTTGATAAGTTAAAAATGCATCGACAATACCACTTAAAGCATCAACATGTTCTACCATCTTATTTAAAGCTTTGTTCAAGTTTTCACCTTTAACCATTGGTTGCAAATCTTCATCATTGTTGCCAGCTATTAAATCAATACCAAGCACGCTACTTACGTCGGCACCTTGAGAATTTTTTATATCTGTTCTTGTTATTAATTTAATTCCTTCACGAGCTATGAATCTCAAAGCATCTGCCTTTATTGCAATTCCAGATTTAGCTTTAGACTCCCCTATTTTGCCGGGAGTTAATCCAAAATTTGTATCAATATCAGTTTTTTGACTAATATATATTCTTGCAGCATCTTTTTGAAAGTGTGGATCCACATATATTGATTCGTTATTTACAGTAACTGCAACAGTGTCAGCACCTAATCTTCCTGTTACAATATCTATCGAAGCGCATTGAGTATCCCCTTTCCCACCATAACCACTTAGCCTAGAAGCTGGGCGATCTCTACCTAATACTATCGAGGCACCATTTTGATTAGCAATTACTTTTTCAGATGGAGTTTCTATAAAGCCAGGAATCGCTTCCATTAGCTTATCCCCAGCAACTCCCAAAGAACTAGCTCTATCTGATTTAGCAACCTGCAAAGCCTGTTCAACACCTGGAATGGAGCCAGCAGTGTTAATGGCTTGTTTTAAAAAATCCATAATATTAATTCCTTATCATTCGTATTCGGGAAAAGCCGCCAGCTCGGGCAGGAACCCTTCATCACTAGAACCACCACCAGATTCTTGTGGCGGATCAGCTGGTGGGGGAGAAGGTGTACCATCACCATCACTTGAAGACAGGCATTTACCACAAGATTCTGGACAACTCTGCGCGCAAGGATCACAACCATCACATGGAGGTCCATCACCAACAGCCGCTGTTTCTTCAGGGGCGGGAGGAATTCCATCTGTTACCGGGGCACCTGTGATTGCAACAGAATCAGCGCATGCGTTCAAAGGTCTATTGCCCCACCACGATTTAGCTGCAGCCGACATCTCTGGACCGGGAAGGGGGCAAGTCCTATAACCACCTGGGCTTCTTATGCCATTAATAACGTTTCCTCCACAAACTGCCATCATTAAAGCTGCCATTTTATAAGCATCGTGACTAGAAAAACCTTTTGTTCTAGCGAAACAATAATACTCTGCTGCACATCCATCTGAATGTCTTGGCCAACGAGCATGTGCAACCACGCCTTGGTGATTTGGTTTTGTACAAGACGGGGTGCCCTTGCTGTTCTCGCCACTCCACCAATAACCATTTGTGCCTGTTGCTTGTGCTGAGTTTGGATAGGGGCCGCTTTTATAAAACCCTTCAGATTCATTAATTGCTGGAAATTTTGCTGGTATTTGTACAACATCCGTTGGGTTGGATATATACGATTGAATTAACTCCCACATTCTTCTCATTTGTATTTCTGCTGGCATGCAAAAGTGCCCATGCCATGCTGCAGCTTTTTTGGAAGTTTTAAGTCCTTTTACTGGATCTGCATGCGGACCAATAACAACAACGCCAATTGCTGCTTGTTTCTGAGCAGCTTGAGAATAGTTTCCATCAACATAACCAAAACAAGGAACAACCATCTCACAACCAATACTACAGGCATTCGACCAATTAGCGTGTGGCGCCTTTATCTCCGGTGGTTGTGTCTGCAAAACATCACCATTTCTGGCTAGCCAAAACATAACGTTACAATAAGAACTCGGCTTTCTATTCTGATTTACAATACTATTATAACCAGGACAAGTCTTTCTAATCCCACTAGCAGTTTCATGAATGACAAACATTGTCACTTTGCGCCTTTTACTTGCTTTACTAAAGGTTCTGGATGATTTGCTCCAACGGTGTCCATCACAAATATGACTAGTATTCACTATTTTCCCTCCAAAACCAGCCCTAGAAGCCTGGAAAGCAGTGCCACCGGTTGCACCAGTCCATGGTGTCGTTGCGCCTCCTCCTGCGGCGCCTGGGAGCGCGCCTGGACCACCCATAACACCACAGGCAACTGGTGAAGATGGAGAGGGTAGAGCGGGAACAGGAGGGGTTGGAGACGCTGCGTCGCCTGGAGTTGTTGCATCTGCATTAGCCGAGGAAGCGTTACTAGAGCCACCTTCGGGGGCTTGAGGTAATTGATCTGGATCTATTTTATTTTCTAAAGACTCTATTTCTGTGTCGATTATCTGCATATATACTTGTTTGGCTTCTTCCGCTAGTGCCCAAAAAGGTGCAATATCCGGATGTTCTTGCGGTGTTACATATTGAGCATTCTCGGCAGGATCGAAAGCGGCAGCCTTGCTGGCATATGTTGCCCGAGCTTCGTCATATTTAAATAGCGCCGCTTTAAACTCCTCAGAAAGCCCCGCTTCAGTTATTTTTGTTTCTAAATTTACTGACTCTGTGGAGATTTGAGCAGCTAGTTCTGTGCTCTGTTGTGTTCTCAATTCTATGATTTTTGTAAGCTCTTCCACATAAGGTTGGAGCGCTGCTGTCTGAGTATCATTCAAAGAAGGATTAGAAGCCATGGCTAGAGATTCTTTTGCCTGCTCTTGTTTGAGTTGTGTTGCTTGCAATTGTAAATTTAAATCATCTAATTTATTTTTGATTACTTTGATTTCATTAAATATGCTTACAGATGGAGAACCCTTTGGATCGCCTGGTTGTGAGCCCGCAGCCTGGAGCGCATGCAAATCTTTATATAGTTCAGCAATCTTTGCTTTTAAGTCTTCTCTTTCAATCGCATCGTACAGGACGGACAGCTCCTCTACCTTAGCCTCTGCTGCTTTTATCTGAGAGAGGAGATCTGCTTGCTTTGCAATAGATGTTCCTCCTCCTGGTGGGGGAGGTGTCGGGTTTGTTACATTTGGAGCAGGTTGGGCTGTTCCAGAAGCGGGCGGGCACTGCCCCATAAGAGCAGTACTTCCATCTTCACATTGCTGCTCCGCAGCGACACCAGACATTGCCAAAGCATCACCTTCACTATTTCCTGCATTTCTAACAACATCCCACCGTTCAGGTCTTTTTTTAAGATTGTGATAAGACCACCAAGACACCGAATTGTTTGGTATTGGACACATATTAAACTCTTCTTTCATCCTTTGAGGTGGCTTCGAAGTGGTTTCAGAACCGGCTGTTGGTGTACCAGCAACATATGTCCCTCCACCCCCACCAGGGTAATCATTATAAGATCTACCATAAGCTCCTAAAATAGGCATTACAGTTTCCGCACCAAATATATCACCATATGCTTGCACGTTTTTTGTCCAATAATCTGCGCGGGTGCGAGGGTTGGCTTGCGCCACGTGCCCTTTACCCCCATATAATTGTGGAAAACACATATCCACACCTTTAAAACCTGAATACCATGTAACTCTTTTATTTGGATTTTGTTGTAACAGATATGGCGGATCGTATACGGCGCCATAACTTGTAAACCCAGTTACCAATCCATTCTTTTGAGCTTCTGCTATAAAAAGCTGCCCACACGTTAAAGCTGCTGCATAGCCATCTTGTGGAGACATTTTTTCATAAGCTGCTTCTGGATCTGCAACAATGCCACTAGCGCCTGCTTGTAAAGCTAAAGTTACCATGGTATTAACAAATTCCTCTTCTTTACCGGGCATTGGCCAACCCCAATGATAAACATATATCCCCTTTGCTAAAAAGACCTCTGCATATTTCTTCAATTTTTCCACAGGTGATATTTTTGAAGGAGTTGCTCCTTCTTTTTGAATAATACTAGATACTAAAATATAATTTATGCCCGCTGCAGCACACTGAGCAGCTTTTGTTTCCACATTGCCACCATGAAACATCCACATTCCTTTTCCTATTGGCTTAACTCCGCGCACGCTATTCGGATCAATAGGATCGCGGCGTGGAGGCAATTCAAGCCCCGCATGCGTAAGAGGATAGTTTAACCCACCAGGACCAGTATTTGGCAGAGAACTACCTGGGGCTCCCGATGTCCCTGGTGTGCCCGCTCCGCAAGTGCCAAAAGCACCCGCTGCATTCACACCAGCTGCCTTGGGAAGGTAATCACCAGTAGGCTCTATATAAATACCAGTGGTAAAATCACCCATGCGTTGGAAATTAACCCAAACTAAATCATATATTGCTGGTTCTGGAATCGATTCATTTTTGGCTGTATATGTCGGAAGAGATTCAATTATGTTAATCGCTTCTGGACTTGGATTGTCCAAGTCTCCAGGTGGACACCCCCAATAGTTTAATTCTGGAATGTAAGCCTTAATTTCAACTAATTTAGGGGGCTTAGTATCGGGGGGATCGAGCATAGAAACTAATCTAGATGCTAATTGTAGAGGTTCTTTTTTGTCATCTGTTTTCTTTGATTTTATTGCAACAACAATCGCCAAAAATGGACCTTGTACGGCAGAAGGTGCATCACCAGAATTAGAACTTCTCATAACATCACTTAATGCAGCCATGTTGCTGTGTCTTTGAGGATCGTGAGTTGCTGCAAATGGCGACTGTTTTTGAATAGAGGGGTTTAAAGCGCCGGGTGGATATTGAGCGCAGATATCCCCACTATTTGCTATTTGATCAATTGCTTGTTCTACAGAGGTCCCCGCTGCCGGTGGGGTTTGTTGCTCTCCAGCCACGTTTAGCCAGCCCCTTGTAGTATATCAAATAGCTCATTTTTGTCTTTTTCAGATAAAGACTCAGAACCAGAACCAATGTTTTTCTGCATCATTGACGTTAGTTTAACTAATTGTTCATTTGATCTTTGTAGGGTTTCTAAGTATTTGGCGGCAATTAATCCCAAATCTTTATGAGACTCATAAGTAGAGGTTGGCGCTTGAAGTTCTGACATCACATCAGAAAGTAGTGTCGTTGTCCTATCTCTATCATCTCTTATATTGTTTATTGCCTCATTAATATAATTTTCTAATTTTGTTCTCCGTTGTCCCATTTAATTTTAAAGTCCTTATATTTAGATCTTAGCTTTTGCAGGTTATTAACAACTTGTTTTGTGTTCAAGCCTGTTATTTCCCTCAAATATAGATAAATAGCTTTTTTATTAAAAATCTCTATTTCATCGCTACTTTCAAATAAGATCTTTACTGCTTGCATAACTTTACGTTCATTCTCCTTTAAATGTTCAGAATCCCATTCAGAAAATTCTTTCCAAAACTTTTGCCAAAATTCAAAATCAGCTCTGGCTTTTAGATAAGGGTTATATGTAACTAAATTCGCATTCTCAACCAGTGCGGCGTTGTTGCTGTATGTTGAACGATATTCTTCATAATCAACTTCCCTTCTATTTCTAGTGGCATTGAGCTTAACCTTGTGAATAAACCAATTTTTTGTAATTACACTAAAATATGAAAAAGCTTTTGAACCTTTATTGGGATCATATTTATCTAATATTGTGGTTAACCACACTTTGCAATCTTCTTTTAAATAATCTATATTAGGCAAGCTAGTGAACTTATAGGTGTACACTATTTTATCAACCAATTCATCAAACGCAGGACCAATTAAAGCAATATATAATTCAGATCTTCTCTTTTTGTCTTCTGTGTTGGCATATTCTACAATTGCTTTTTCATGAACAGAGGTAAAATAATAATTAGACTTCTTTTTCCGCATCCATACGCTCCTCCTCTTCTATATCAGAAAGCAAAATCGGCGCCTCAAAATCATAAGATTTTCTAAATGATTCAATCTCATCTGCTACATGTTTTGAATACTCCAATAATTGTGCTATCATCTCATCTCCATAATACATTTCTAGTTCATGAAGATCTTCTACATATTTTGTATACCTTTCCAACATTTCGCTCACGTCTTCAATGTTTTCAGATACAAATATAAGTCTCTTCAAGCTTTGATAGAACGCATACCCAAGCAAGACATTAACTAATAATGATAGTACTAGCCAGATCCACATCATTGAGTGTACTCCTTTTCTTTAAGCCTTTTTTTAGCCTCTTCCACCTCTCGTTTAGTTTCTTTTATGTAGGAATCAACTAATTCACCAGCTCTTTTTTTCGAAGGAGCTTTAAAAGGGATCCCCATCATTGAAGGTATTCTAACTAAAGAACCAACAGTTTCACATATCGTGCAATCAGTTAGTTTATCGTGTATAGAGTGTTTCTCTTTAAATTCTGTTTTGCATGTATCACAGTGATATACATAAATCGGCATATATTATTCCGATTGGGTGTCAACAGTGTCAAAATCAAATGATTGCTGTTGCAAATTCTCTTCAAACTCATCATTAAACTTAACCAATGGCGGGTTCATAACTACCAGCCCCTGATCCGAGGTTCTAAATCTGAACTCTTTTAAAACAGGAACAATATCACTTTGCTCCATTAAGCTTTTCTGCAGAGCCATCATAACAGCCCCCACAGCCTGATCTGACATGTTTACTTCTCTATCGCTCATTAATTTCTCCTTCTTTGCTAATGGCTCTACCTTCAAGCGCTTCCCAATCTCTTTCTGGGCGTACTTCCAAGTTTTTATTCCACGCAGCTTTTAATACCGCCGGATTTATATTTAGATTCTCTGCATATTTTATCATCGCATTTAAATCCTTTGGAAAGCACGAACCACCAAAACCAAACTTACCATCTGGACCTGGAACAGAAAAATGGGATCTACCTAAACGCTTGTCATATAAACCATATTCTACTATCTTATCATAGTCTACATTAATTTTTTCACATATTTGTTTGATTTCATTAGAAAAACTAACTTTGGTTGCAAGAAAACAATTGGTAAAATATTTCACCATCTCAGCTGTATTTGAACCAGTTTTCACCAATGTCGTTTCTGGAAATGCTTTTCTATAAAGATTTTTTACTTTTGTTGATGCTGGTCTAGGTCCACCAATTATAATTCTTGTTTGATTTTTAAAATCTTCAACAAAATTTGCTTCAGTTAAAAATTCAGGATTAAAAATAACTTTCAAATTATTGCACTCTTGGTTAAACTTTTCAGTTGTCCCAGGAGGGACTGTAGATTTAATCACTGCAATATTGTCGTTATTATAACTATCCAACTTCATTATTGTGTCTGTTACAATAGATAAATCACATACACCATTTCGCTTCATCGGTGTTGGAAGGCATATAAAAATTATACCAGCTTGTTGACTTAGTTGTTGCAAAGATGTACATGTTGATGCGCGTGCTTTGAACTTGTCATACGTATCAACATGTACACCACGGACACCCTTAAACCCTTCGTACACAGCTGTGCCAACAAAACCCTGTCCAACTATACCAATATTAGTTTTTCTCATTTAAAATTCCCAAAACAACTTTTTAAAACATCTATCAACACCAGCTTCTGCACCGATTTCCGCCTTCCAACCTAAGTCTTGCAAAGGTAAAACATCTGCTAACGTTACCATGACATCGCCCTGTCTTTCTTCTATATACTCAAATGCAATATCGGTGAAGTATTTTTGAACAATATCCTTCACTTCATTTAAAGAAATATTGTCGCCAGTTCCAACATCAAAATGCGCTCCATTGAATTTATCGTCGCGCTCCATTGCAAATATGTTTGCACTGATAGCATCAGAAACGTGCAACATATCTCTTCGTTGTTCTCCGGTACCTGTAATAAAGGGAGTCTTGCCTTTTCGAATATATTTCATCCAATTCGCAATTGCAGTAGCATATGGACCATCTGCTTCCTGATCTTCCGAATAAACATTAAAATAACGCAAACTAACAGTATCAATTCCATAAAGCTCTGAATAAAGCTTGCACTCCATTTCACTAACTAGCTTTTGTAACCCATATGGGTTTGTTGGTCCATCTCCATCGCCAACAACTGATGAAGAACTAGAATATATTACACGCTTTGCGCCAACATGTTTTGCAAAATTAAGTATATTACTTGTACATAAAACATTATTTTCCATTGTTCGAACAGGGTTTTCCACACTATATGTTACCCTGGGAAAGCACGCTAAGTGAAAAATATATTCAGGCTTGAAATTAAAATAATGTGGGTGAAAATCTCCACGCATTGGTTCATTGTATTCGCGAAGATCTTTATTAATATCATGCCCCTCAAATAAATCAATTCCTTGCACTTCGTGTCCCAATTCTTGTAATGTTTCATACAAATGGGAACCAATGTATCCTCTATGTCCTGTTACTAAGCATCTAGCCATTTTTCTTCTCCTCCTTCAAAAAATTGTGGTGGCATATCCCAAAATTGTTTCGCGCTTTTAAGTCTGTTTTCTTGCAACACTACCTCATTGTTCAAAATATATTTCTCATAATCTATAATTGGGTATACATCTAAGTAAGTTTTTAGCGATGCATTGTAAAACTTTGTATCTCTGCCTCTCTCTATGAAATTCTTTAATGCTAAAGAATGTACATTTCTCATCTGATGATTGATTTTATAAAGCTTTTCATGAGGAATATCTGCTCGATATGATTTGTCAAAATGATTTGGATCACTTTCGCTACCTCTATCGCCAGTCCAACCCAAATCTGCTCCAACAATCACAACCTCACTAAAACCCATGTGGTATGTTAATTGTAAAGCTAGATTCATTGTCGTGCCGGTTTTATCTATCCGTTCGACAATATCTGTAGAAAAACATGTTTCTGATATTCTACCATCCATGGGCGGTTTCCTCTCACTCATAGAATCAAACCAATTAATATGCGGGTAATCATCATTTGAATCAATTGTGGGCTTAAACATTTTTGCAATAAAAGACGTCGTGTCTGATTCTTTCACAGCGTTACGAACAGAGCCTGTCCACGCCCTGCCCCACTCTGGGTGTCTAACATTAGTAGACGAAAACAAATAATACGTAGGCTTCCATTCTGGGTTTTTATCATATATAAGAGATATACGATTCATAGCAATTGTATTTTCATTCTTAAGAAGGTTTAAATTCGTATTCGCCAAGCTTGGTCCATTGGCAATAAGAAATACTCTTTCGCCTTTATGTAAGTCCTTATACTTATCAAATACAGCATTTTTCATGATATTATTTTTCCCTTGAAGAAACAAGAATTGTTCTTTTATAATTTAAATGACTTTCATCATTATAAAATGTATTGTTATTGAATCCTAATTCTTTCATTCTATTATTAACATATGTTTGTGTTGGAATTGAGTGAAGTTTATTATATTTATTAGATTTACTTTTATGTCCCCCAGAGACACAAAGATCATCTAACGAATCGTATGTTTTAAACTCTAAGATTAATAAATTTGAAAGTTTAGACATTTTTTGTAAACATTGTAGCACGTTTGGTATTCTATGTAATAATCCCAACCCTAAAATCATATCATAATTTTTGTTTTCTTTTAACTCATATAAATCCCCGACTTCAAATTGGACATTATCAAGCTTAAATATTTGTTTTATGAAATTCGCCCTTTCGATTCTCAATGGATCTGGATCTATTCCAACAACTTGCATATCATAATCCATTGCGCATTTTACAGAATAATAACCGTCGCTGCATCCAATGTCCAAAGCTTTTTTTCCTTTTAAATTTAACTTATCTATTATTGGATTTAATCTAGCCCATTTGTTGATATTGTACCCCGGACTATTAATATCGGTTTTTCTTGTTTTTATTAAACCTGGGAGATTATATTGATGATTCCAATCTTCCTTTTTGGATAAATCTGAGACTTTCTGTTGTATCCATTTATGATATTCCATTTATATATCTCTCCATAATTTTTATAGCAACATACTCATCTAGAAAACCACTTGTAACAGATGGCCATTTATCAACATTTTTAGAACTATATATTTTGCGCGGTGGTTCAATTCGGTTTTTTTTATCTCGCGGTTTCAAATGTTTCTGTTCCTCATAAACAACCGGTATGGGCAAATCAGGAAATAAAGCAGACAATGTTGCCACACGATGATTGCCACTGACTACATAAAAATTTTTTCCTGTGTGATTCTCTAAAAAATATCCAGTAATATGACCTTTTTTCCTATCTAAAAAAGCATCTGGCGTATACCCAAATTCTTTAATAGATAAGACAAGGTTTTTCATTTTATCTATTTGTGCATCAATAAATTTTTTATCTCGTCGCATAAAAGCAACATCCACAAACTCTGTGACGGGGCTTGTATGAATCCATGGAAGAAAAATAGATTTATAAGAATATCGCTTTAAATTTTCACCAACGTTGTAAATGTCATATAGTGTCTTTAAATTAAAAGATTTATAATGATCATGCAAAACAGTATTCTCTAATGTTTGATTAGATTTTAGCAATTGCAACGCCGTTAAGTAACAAGGATTATCACCAATAGCAAATGGCAATCTACTTAAATTACATATTTCTTCTTTAAAAATCTTCATAGTTTTCAATATAATCGCTACATATCCCAACACATTGTTGAATATCTTCCTTTTTATATTGTGCGACTTCCGGAAGCACACAAATTGAACCTTTTAATATTCTCTTCTTAGGAAAACCCCACATATATCCTTTAGATGTTAAAGTAACGTCATCTGTTTTGTGAAAAAAACAATGTATCTCTTGAGGTGGCCGAGGATTAATCAATTTCGCCAATGCTTCCGGATTTTTACAATGACACCACAGTTTATCGTTGTTTAAAAAAGAAATATTTATTTTATATTCAGGCTTGTCATGACCAAGATACAAGCAATTGTTTTTATACCAAACGTCTATCTCCACATTGTAGCCGGATTTCATAGCCTCTAAAATATAATCAGGAGAATTTTCTCTTTCTGGATTCTTGCCATTAACGTTGCCTCTGTGAGATATCAAAATCACTTATAGTTCTCCAAAAAAGATCTTAAATCTTCGGGAGTGCCAAGACCACACATCTTGTGCACATAAAATGGAATAAGAGTTTTGCCATCAGCTATTAACTCGTTATAAACTGGAGCTATATAAAACTCATTATTAACACGAATATCTTTTTCAATCATTTGTTCTGCATATTTTACAAAATCAGAACCATGGCGGTACCAATAAATCCCACATGTTGCAATATTGGATATTGGCTTTTTTTCGGCAACTTCTGTAATGAATCCTCTAGAGTTCGTTTTGACAAAAGACCATTTAGGGTGCACTGCATTAAAAGTAAATACCATTGCATCACAATTGGTTAAATTCTTCAATGATCTGAAGTTCTCTGACTCGTAATCAACATATTGATCTGAATTAGCAATAAGTAAATCATCATCATTATTTATATATTCTCTAGCTAACAATGCGGTACATGCTGCACCCTCAGTTAATTTGTCAACAACAAGATATTTAAAATTATTGTTTGTTATTTGTGAAAGTGTGCCCAACAAACCTTCATATTCTTCGACATGTTTTTTTCGAATCAAAAAAATATATTCACAATCAAAATCTAAGTTTTCTACAACCTTTTGAATCATGGGCTTTCCATTAACATCAATAAGCGGCTTTGGGAAGGTGTAACCTTCCTTGACAAACCTACTTCCTTCGCCAGCCATTGGAATCAATATTTTCATTTTAAAACCTCTTTAAACAATTCAATTGTCACTTCATCAGCATTTTTAACAGAAATTACATGGCATCCAGACTCTTTCGCTGCTTGTAAACCTTTGGGTGAATCTTCCACTATTATAGTGTTCTTGTTAGAAATATCAAGTTCTTTAAGTGTTTTTATATAACCCTCTGGATCTGGTTTAGGTTTTTCAACATCTTGATTGGTTAGTACCATGTCGAAATAATTCAAAATACCAGTTTTATCTAACATCATATATGCTGTTTCTCTAATGCTGTTTGTAAAACATGCGACTTTCAAATTTTTATCTTGAACCAACCATTCTAATAAATCAATTTTTTCTTGCCTAATTTTTGCATTGGATTCAATAATTTCTTTCGTTTTTTCTTGTTTTAAATCATAAACATCTATATGCTCATCTTCACTTAATATATTTATCTCTGTGAGTGCTGCTAGTTTAACTTTTGTTGGAAGCCCATTATATTTGTTATAGTGGTCTTCTAAAGAAATTTCATAATTGCACACCTCTTTTAAAGCTTCGTTTAGAGCAACTCGATGCCACTCACATGCATCAACCAAGACACCATCTAAATCGAATATAACTAATTCAACACTCATATTACACCAAATAATTTTTTAAATCTAGATTCTTTATATCCTTTTCGAAATACAGATATTTTATCACATTTTTAATGCGCGAGCTTCTTATATCCGGGGGATTGCTTATAAACTCGCCGCTCCAATTCTTTACCCAACCTTGCTTTGTGGGGTTAGATTTCCACGTTCCACTCCACTTTGTATAAAAATAGTTCCAAGAATATTCCTTATATATCCCACTTCGGGTTTTCCATATACTTTGATGCTCCGCGTCATCTGCTCTTCTTTTTAAAGTGTGATCACCAGCGAATCCAGGCTCTTCTATAAAATTCCTGTCGATAATGGTATCCAACTCTAACGCACTCTCATTGTTTAATTCTAAACCATGAAGCGTATCATTAATACATGATTTTTCCTTATTAAAAATAAGCGCCCTAATCCAGTAATCTGCTTCTTTATATTGCACACCAAAAAAGTTTTCATCCCACATGCCAATATTTTTAATAGCTTCAGGTGTATAGCTAACCAAATTGTCTCCATATTTTCCAACCACAAAATTAAACTTCTCATGCATCTTCATCAGATTGCTATACCAATTAGGGTGCACCGATGTATCGTTCTGTAATGTAACCACATACTCACAATCAGGCTTATTAAGACTTTTAAAACCGTTGATTAAAGCTTGGTTCCAGTTTTCTGCTAGATTTCCATTTGACCAATCGGGGCGCAAAACATTGTGTAGTACGTTAACCTTGTTTTCATATTCTGGCTTTAAATAAAACTCAGAATGATTGTTAATAATATTAACCTCTGTATTTGGAATACTTGAAAAATCCGAAGCAAAAAGCTTCTCCAACGTATCATTTAGTATGTCAGAGCGCTTATAAGTCACAATATAGATTTTCATTTTTTTCATATTATACAATCCCGGCAATTCTCAATTGCTCCATACAAGAATTCCAATTAGTAAAACGGAACCCTTTATCATCAATATATGCCACCGCTCTTGGCTTTTCGGCTGTAACCTTTGTTACAAGCTTATCCATATCATATTTCTTAAGCCATTCCCACACCAACTCTATACCAGTTTTACCATCTACCAAACCGCGATCAGGCTTTGCTTTACAGGTATACATGATAACATTGTATTTTTCAGACAACGCTTGCAAAGCCTCTCTAGAGCCAGGAACTGGTTCATCATAAATTGTTCCGTCATAGTACCCTTTTGAGCACTTATGAATCACACCGTCGAAGTCGATGCCGATTTGATAAGTTTCGTCATCATTAGAGTGAAGACGAGGGCTCGCGGGTTGTTCATTCGGAACGGTCTTTATCATTGGTGATTCGAACCCTGAAGCGTTCATTAATCGATGAAAAAGCATGATGGTCAGCACTTCAGAAGAATAATAATGTGTTGCACCTGTTGATACTTCTATGCTACCCCATTCATTGTTGACCGATTGAGATGTAATGTAACATGTATCACATCCGGTTGATGCTGCAAATATCAAGGCAGCATCAACATCGGGTGATGCTCCGGATGATGACACGCCGATGACTAACGGCATTTTATTCGAATTAGAAAGTCGAGGTCTGAGCCATTCTATCAGCCACTTTTGATAATCAAAATCGCCATGCCAGATAGAAACTGTATCAGTATCTGGAGCACATATTAATTTCTTGCCTCCAGTGAGCCTTGTAAGATCTGTAGCTATGTGTCGGCAAATCGACAAATTTCCGCCATGACATGCCAAGTATACTTCGCTGTGTCTTTCGAATAATTTTTCAATATCTTTCCACTCATCCGAGAGAATTGTTTTTTCATATAGATGTTCTACATTCATTGTTTGCTCTCTTTTCTCTTGTCGCTAATCTCTCCTAGACAACCCACAAGACCAAGCCCAATATCAATATACTCTGATGCTAACATTTTTTTAGGAATATCTTCGCCATATTTATACGGAGTAGTTTGATAATGTGAAGTAATCAGACTTTTATTTTTGCTTTGATTATATTTTATTTCCACATCTTTATTCATTATTTCAGATATAATTGTTAATATTCCTGATGTTCGAAACGATCGTTCGCCTGTAAGGATCATACAACGATTTTTATATTTAGAGCCTAAAGACTTTATAGTTAAGTCTGCTGCATCAGACGCATGAATATAATCGCGGCGTTCGCACCCTGTCCCTTGATATGTTATTTTACCATCAAGGGCTTGATCTAAAAATCTATAAACACTGTTGTTTTTATCTGCGCCTGGACCGTAAATTGTTCCATATCTTAATATTGTATAGTTAAGATTATAATACTTCTTATAGTCTTTTGTAAGAGACTCACAGACATTTTTTGTAGAGCGATAAACTCCTCCTAAACCAGACTCAGAATAAACACTACTAGCCAAGACAAATCTATTTACTTTAGCTTTTGCACACTCATCTAAAATAATTGTGTTACCCAAAATATTTGTTTCTACTGCTTTAACTGGATCATCAATACATGCTTCAATATCTGCAATTGCTGCATAATTAAAAACTATATGCGCGTCTTTTACGATACTTCTAACATCTTCCCTGTTAAGAACATTTCCTACTATTGAATACTTCTTTTTTAGATCTGGTGAAGGAGCTTGATCAAATGAGTAGACAACATATTTGTTTTCCCTTATCAGTCTTCGTACTGTATATCTTCCAAGAAAGCCGGCGCCGCCAAATACAACTACTTTTTTCATTATATAACCCTGTTAATCATATCTCTTGATTCAAGATAGTTGTTAACTGATTTTGCTGCGCCTACTTCCATTTCAAGCCTACTAATTTTTGAGCAACTCCCGAGATGAGGTGACATCAGAATATTATTAAGAGACAATAGATTTCCATCATAGGGTTCTTTTTCAAAAACGTCAATTGATGCAGATGCGTCACTATTTTTTGTTAGCCAATCGTACAAAGCAGCTTCATCAACTATGCCGGCGCGAGACGTGTTAATTATGCATGCATTTTTCTTGAGCAATGATAGCTCTTTTGTTCCGATGTAACCTATGTTAGCTTCATTTAGTGGGATGTGCAAAGAGACGATATCGCACTCCGCTAAAATTCTATTTTTAGATGACCACTCGTATGAGGGAAATATTGCTCTAGATGAATCAGTGTCTGTGTACAATATTCTTTTTGGCTGTAGCGACTCCAGCTTTCTTAAGACTGATGTTCCTATTCTTCCAACCCCTATAATACCAATAGTACAGCTTGACAATTCTCTTCCGATAATTCGGGACCACCTGCCAGCCTTCATTTCAGAATCAACAATCCATGTTTTTCTTAGTAATGATATTATTTGCCCTATTGTTAACTCTGCGACTGCATTAGTAGGAGCATCTGGTGTATACGTTACACATATTCCTCTCTTTTTACATTCATCTAAATCAACAGAATCTAGACCAATTCCTACTCTGGATATCATCCTAAGATTTGGGCATGCGTCTAAAATGCTGACGTCATATTTTTCAGTTCCGGCAACAATAATTTCAGGCCGTTTATTCTGAAGTACTTGCAAAAGCTCTTCTCGCGAGTATTTTCTTCCCGTTTCATTGTACGAGACTTTCATATTATTGTCTAGACACAGACGTTCCAACAATTCTCGGGGATCGCTATTTTTTGACCCATACGGAAATGTCGTAACAACAATGTTTGACAATTTTTTGTCATCAATATTTTCAAAATCAAGCATTTTGCATTTCTTTATATGATTCAATTAAGGCAGTTGTATCCATACCCACTGCAATTATACCATAGTCATCATATTTTTTAATCTCTTTTTTAACATCTTTCGGAATGTGAACTGCCATTTTTTTGATTGATACCATATTTTTTACCTTTTCTACCGCTTCTAGATACAAAGAGTTATTAAATTGTCCAGGTATACCAAGACTAGTAGACAAGTCATAAGGACCAATCATGTAAAAGTCAAAACCCTTAATGTCGCCAATGTTTTCAACACCCCTTCTAGTTTCAATTTGAGCAACTATTATGGGCGGTTTTGCTATTAAAGCTTTATTATTTCCCCACTTGTTTTGTCTAACTAGTCCTAAGCCACGTCTACTAGAGGTTGCGTAACCTTCTTTACCATAAGCTACTGGGTATTTGCAATATTCATGAATTTGTTCGGCTTGTTTTCTAGTTTCTACTGTTGAAAAAATTAACCCAGTTGCCCCAGCATCTAAACAATATTTAACCATGTGTAGATCTAGATTTCCTAGTCGAACAAAGCACTGTTTATTGTTGGCTGTGACTATTTGTATACAGCTATATAACGTTTCATTATTAAAGCAACCGTGTTCAGTGTCGATTACAACACCATCTAATTTATTTTGACAAAGTATATCAGATACAACAGTTGATGGTATTTGCTGCCATGCCAATCTCCTTACCACTATAAAAATCTCCTATATTTTTTTGTTTTGGTGCTGCTTTGTATTACGTTCACAAATTCCCAATCATCTTCAGTATCGATATCTAAGCTCTCCAAAAAACTTGTAGGATAAAAATATGGATTTTTACCAATTCTATTTCCACTATTTAACACAATGTCGGAATAGAACATATAAAATAAAGAGTTCTCTTCATAATATACTGGTAGATCTTGTGTCTGTTGCAGAATCATTGGATTGTGATTGACGGGGCACACACCGTATTCCTCTTTCCTCCAAAATCTTTTTTGAGTTGATATGCAAGAGGTGATAGAATCATATCCTTCATCAAACTTTTTCGCCGCTGCAGTTAGCGTTGCGACACCTAAAAACGGAGAAGTGACGTGAATCTGGCATATTATATCGTTTTCTACACTTTGTTGTTCATGAACAATGAAGTGTTTAATTAACTTACACACAGAAGTATTATGATCGACAAGCGCTGAGCTTCTTTTATAAGCAGTAACATGTGATAGGTTTTTATCTTTTTTTACTTCCTTGATGATTTCTTCACTGTCTGTGTCAACATATACTTCAAAATCTTTTAGTTTATAAAGCGTATGTTTATATAACGGCAAATTTGCAAATAATCTAAAGTTCTTTTTTGGCACCCGTTGTGATTGCTCTTTTATTGGAATAAAAATTTTCATTTTATAGCATCACTAAAAAGCTTCTTGTCGAGCTTTTCTAAATTTAAAATCACATCTAATACACTGTCTAATTTAACAGAAGGGTTGTCTCTCAAAGTATCTTTAGCATATTGCCATATGTTTTTTTGTACATGTCTCTTTGAGTTAAATGCCATCGTAGCAAATTCATCTTCTGTTACGTTTTTTTCTTTTTCAACACCAGACTTACAGCCGGGTATAAAACCATCCAAATAAAAACTAAATCCATATATTGACAACATGCTTGGATTAAAATTTAATAAGTCATATATTGCAAGAAATCCAGTATTTGGTCTACATTGAACCTTTTTTGCCAATTCTGTATGCATCTGATGATCAACAATTCTAAGTGGTAATACTTTAATTATATGTTTAACAGTTTTCATATTAACCATCTCATGAAACGTTGTTCTTTGGGAGATCCCTTTATAATCAGATTGTGGAGGGGCGCACACGAACTTAACACCATAATCATTTTTTAACTCAAGAACGTCTAACTTCCCAGCATTTTGTGCTGTTTCTATCAAACAAGAATATAAAACATCGGTTTTTACCCCCACATCAGCTGAATATTGTTTAGTGGTTTCAATGCTTCTATTGATTCTAACAACCACGTCATGTTGATCAATTTCTTCACCCAAACAAGAGCCAACCATATATTTTGCTGGACCGACCAAAGCAACTGTTTTTCCGTGTATAATGCTTTTAAAAAGAGAATTATCAATCATTTTCTTTTTTTAAATATCCCAACCTTATTTTCAACAATGTTATAAAGATTCTCTTTGCCAAAAAAATGACTAGCATATTTCTCTTCAATAAGCCGACCCATATCATCAACTACGCAAATACCATTATTCTTTAAAAGATAGTGTGCCGTATAAATGCTTTGCATCCTACCTGGACCTTTATATGGTCTAGGGGGGTTGTGTCCAAGAGGTCCGTCGACAAGAATCATATCCCACTCTATACTAGTAACTTCGTCTGGAAGCTTCATTTTAAGCTTCTCGATATCAAACCCAATATCAGCATGCTCTTGTGCTTTAGTATCGTACTTCACTGGATGTATTTTAATATTGACGTCTGGATCTTTAAATTTTTCAATCCATTCTAAATCATCCTCCAGAAACACAGTCTTGCCGCCAGCATTTATCTGCTCCCAAATATAAGAGTCCTCTCCTAATCCGAAAACTAAAAAATTACATGGAGACAATAAGTCCAAAACGTAACCAACATTCATATATTGAGTCTGAGACATTAATCCCTTACCAGAAGCTTTCATATCTTTTATAAGCGTTTTAAAATTCATCCTAATATTCCATAAAGTTCTCTTTGCAAATTTTTAACGCTTCATCAAGCGATTCAATTTCATATGTACCTTTGTTTATTCGTGGATCAGCATGCATGTGGTATATTCTTGGCGCAAGATGTTCTTCTCCAAACTCATGATGAAAAATATGTTGTTTTTCTCTATTCGCCTTACTTCTAATATTATATTCTACAGGGAAAACATAGAACTGTAACCCCTCTTGAATGGCTTTCCAAAGAGAAATTCTGAATGAAGCCTGATCCCAAGGACAATAATGCCGATAATGGTAAAAACACTCTCTCCAATCCTTAAAAAGCTTTAAGACTTTTTCGTTTTTCTTGAATACGAGCACGCCAGTATTAATTTCAGAAAACGCATAAGGAATATTTCTATACTCAGGCATGACAGTTGAATATTTCTTTCTTTTTCTCGCCAAATCATGAGTGCCGGCAAAATCAACGTTGTCTAGCAACTCAAACAGATCCTCTATGTTGCGATCAACTATAGTGTCTGTATCTAAAAACAACGTCTGCTCATAGGGAGTTAAAGCTATATAATCTATTTTAGGACGCAAATGAGCGACTTTAATTATCTTAACCTCATCAATATACTCAGACTCAATCTGTTTATCTATAAACGCAGTTATGTGTAAGTCTGGATTATGTTTTTTAACAGACTCTGCAGAGAACAACATCTCTTTAATAAAATGCTTACCAAAAGCAATATACAATACACCTTTATTCATAACTTATCCCCAATATGTCATTATACAATTTAGAAGCCCATGCATATGGACTATATAATTTATCAAATTCTCTCTTTGCGCGATCTGCCATTTTTTGCCTTAATCTAAAGTCTTGTAACTTTAATATACCTTTTTTCCAGCCTTCGTAGTTGTTTGCAATAATCCCGCATTCAGGATCACCCATAATATGAAAATTACTAGGAGTAAAATCAGCAATCACAGGGATCCCCAATTGATGGAAAACAAAAGCCCTACCTGCATTAGATTTGTTTTTCATTCTCACTATAAAATCCGTGTTATATAAACCAAGATCTGTAGAGGTTTTATGCTTGCTTAAGTCCAATGGTATATGAGTCACATTGGGAACAATACCAATATCGCAACTTAACAAATCTTGTTTTATGGTTTTAATGTTCCACGGTTTCATAATAATGTTTTCAATATTTGGTTTTCCAACCTTCCATTTAAATGATGTGTTGGACGTCACAACAAACAATTCTATATCACACGCTTTGTTAACCTCTTCTATAGCTCTTTTAAGATTAGGCGCAAACTTGCTTAAATGCGGATAATGTCCATGAAAACCTATCCTTAACCTAGATTTCTTAGAATGAGTTTTATAGTCATCGCCTTGATACATTTTTTCAATCAAAGGAAAAAGGAACACATTCTTATAATGAGATAAACTATCCATCTCTTCTATGGAGCCAACAATTACAAAGTCTATTGGTAGGTTTCTAGCGTCGGCTGCCAAATTTATAACACCCACTTTCTTATTTGGATATGCTTTCTTAATGCCAATGGCAGTTGCAACATCGTTTTTGCCGCAGATAACAACATCATAATCTAATACATCTGTCTTATTGGTTGCTATCTCAGATTGATATCCACAATCACGAAAATAATCATTTAAATCATTAACCCAAATTCTATAAGAACCAACGCTAATATCACGGTTGTTGGAAACAAACAAAACTTTCATAATCATAACTTTCCATAAATCACGACTTGATGATTCGGATTTCCACTAGCAGCATTTGGAACTATTAATTCATTAAGATTTAGAATAGCCTTTTCTTCTAAAGTAGAATGTTTTTCCCATTCAACCCATGATAATATTTCTGCATTATTCATTAATTGTCTCTTTTATAAAGTTCCTGTACTTCTCTGCAACTGTTTTCATATTATAATCTACTTCAATATTATTTTTCACCTTTTTATAAAAATCCATCTTAGGTGGTTTATATAACTCAACCGGCTCAAAATCCCACTCATCTTCTTCAATTACAACCGCATCTAATCCAGCTATTTCTTTTGTTCCACCAGCAGAAGAACATATAATTTGGCACCCGCTAGCGCGTGCATCAACAACCACGTTAGGACAATGATCGAGCCAAGCCAAATGGATAAAATAATCTGCGCGTTTATAGAGAGCGGTAAGATACCTTATGTTTAGTTCGCCAACATAAAAAAGATTAGGAGTTCTCGCAATTTTTGCTTGTTCAAGATATTCAAGGTTTCCTCCAGCAACAACCAAACAATCATTTTTCGAAGAATGCTTTAAAAAATATTTGATATTTTCATTCAACCTTTTGTGAGGACGCCAAGACGAAGCACAACACCAAACATGTTCGTAATTATCCAGCATCCCTCGCAAGGGCTTGATTGATTCAATATGCTCTACATCAGCACCATTGTGTATGACAGTAGAATTCTTGTGTTCTCCAAAATATTTAGTTATAAGCTGTTTGTTGAACTCAGACTGAAATATAACCCCATCTGCATTATCATAAGTTCTCTTTATATTTCTATTCTGCTTTTTATAGTCTTGTGCCTTATTAAAGTAGATTCCATCTAACCTCTGGAATAGCGGCACATCATCAAACTGTCTTCTTTGAGATTCTATAAAACACAACCTAGCATCTGGCTTTTTAGAGCCATCGGTGTCCGCATCTATATATTTAATCAATTTAGAAGCGAAGTGGTTTGGTCCAGAGGTGCTCTGTGTGTTGACATTTTCAAAATGAATATTCATATTCATCCTTTGTAGATTTTTAATGCCCAAAAGGCAGGATTTTCTATCTCTTTTTGCAGATCTGTTAATAACGCAGCGTGCAGCAATTCTCTATATTGTTCAGGATTAGAATTTCTTTTATCCCCCAAATTATCTAAATATATTGGCTTTGTAATGTAGTCAAAGTGCAATTTATTAGAAGCCTCTCCGCATATTTTATATAATTCTACATCACAATCACTAAACAAGTCAACTATTTTATTTATTGCAAAATCTCCATATTGTCTATATCCGTGCAAAAGGTATAAATCAAGAGAAGCTGGACCTGGGAAAAGGTGCACTTGTATACAAGGCTCGTCCTTTTGATACATAAACTTCTTTAACTGCTTAAATGTACCTAAATCGTTTTTTATATGTTCAATCGCAGACTGAGACATGAGAAAGTTTATATTTGTTGGGATATCAAATATTGCATCACTATCTAGATTTGCCTGTTCGAAGCTTACATTAATATCCTTTTCCTTACCCCAGCTAATGTTGTCATGCCACTTAGGAGATTGATATATATCCAAGCCCTTATATGAAGTTATAATGCCATTAGACCAATTCTGCAGTTTCTTGCAATACCCACCGGTACCGCAACCAATATCCAATATATTGACTTCTCCTAAATTTTTCTTTATATCACCCCAAGGCAAGTTCATCCAAAACATGTCACCCATAGCTCTGCTAGGTGATGGGGTACCCTTTATTTTGTTCCAAAAATTATTAAATTTTTCTTTTTCTAAAGTAAAGTCTGTGCTCAACAATTTATCTGTTAGCAATTTGTTGCTTATATGATTCCACAACAAATACAAAGTTTTTTCTGTTGAAGATAGTGAAGGACTATCTCCATTTATAGAGTGAATGGATGTCGACATGTCATCCTGTAGTCCGACACTATAATTTTCAATTAAAAAATTAAAATTGTTATATTCTTTCATATGATTGCTTACCTCTAATTTCTTGTGCTAACTCAAACTGTTTTTTAGCTTTAATCTTGTCAACATTAAGAGGGTTTTCTTTGTTATATACATGAAGCACCTCTGGAATAAATTTGGCGCGTTCTTGAGCCATTTCCAACAGTGGGAGCATTATGGCTTGATCATATGTCATCTCATAATAGTTTCCAGATGCATCTTTAAGATCTTCATGTTTGATTTGCCTCCACAGCTTGTGCTTAAACGTTCTTAGGTGAGAGGCTCTCCACTGATCTTTTCTATAAGCATTGTCTCTAATCACCCTTTCTGGGTATTGTGAGGGTTCTGGACCTCTTAAGCCTTCTGGACTAAGTACATAACTCCCATATGTCATCAATGTGTCACCCACATACACATTACAAAGTTTAGTTAACGTTCTAGTAGACGCCAACCAATCATCACCATCCAACAAGATTATCACATCATCATCGTCGCAATTAGTCTGTTCGATCCCTAGCACGATATTGGCAAGAGCATACTTCTTTTCACTATTCTCTATCAAAGAAAATCGCGCATCTCCTTCTATACTACGTTTAACTACTTCAACAGATTTATCTGTTGAAATGTCATCAATTAAGACACAATCAAATTTCTCATATTTTTGTCTTTTAAGACTTCCTATGGTTTTAGATATCCACTCTTCACAGTTGTAAAATGGGATTATAAATTTAAATTTTGGAGGGTTGGGGTTTTCAACAGCTTCACAAACTGGTATATTTGTAGATTGCTGCGCCGTTTTTTCTATTTCATTCCAAAATCTTTTAGTACTCTTCCTTAGATATTTTATGGCGCTATGTTTGTTGGTGAACCAATCTTCATCTTTATGTTGTACATGCTCATTCAATATCATCTCACAGTCCAACAATTTAGCTTCAATCGTCATTCTTGGACATGTATCATCAGCGCGGGGAAAGAAGATGATACCTTTTGATTTTGCCAATTTTTCTAGAAGATCAAAATGTTCAAGTCCCCAAACCAATTCATAATTTAAATTATTCTCTACAGCATACTCTACAGCGTCTTCAACGCCCTTAACCCATGATTTAGAATTCAATATCAACCACGTATCTTCTTTGTTAGAAGTGTCCAAAGACTCTATATAATCCAAAGTTTTATCTGCAAAAACAGAACTTAAAACTCTATTATTATCATTTCTTAAAAAAGGATACTCTGATTGGTAGATCTCTAATTGTTTGTGAGACATCCACCATGTAATATCTGCATTATACAAAAACATAGAAATTAATTTTGCCATGGAGTGCGTAGAACAATCACATTCACCTTCTTCTGACTTGTGTTTCCCTGGAGATCTAAACCGGCAATATTTATAATCATATTCTAATACGCTATAGTTTAAATTCTTAGTTGCGTACATTAGACACTCAGCTGAAACTAGAGAAAAATTACCAAACACCCAAAATGCGTGTTTATATTCTTTCATAATAGATAACAACTTTGGATTAAATGAATTGAGCCTGGTGAACCCACAAGGAAAGAGAGAGCTTTTAATTATAGCTCGCGTTGTTAGCTCGGCACCGCCTTTATTATACTGTTCTCCGAAAAGATCAGATACAAATATTATCACTTTTACTCACTCTTTTGTAATAATTCATCAAACATTGTATTTATCTCATCTTCAACAGATTCTTGAGAATCAAATATGTTTACAGAATCGATTGATTCTACAAATTTGCTATATTGTTTCTTTTCAGAGAAATTCTCTAATACCCACGATTGCAAGTCCTTGGCTTGTTTTTTAAATCTGCCAAAATCTTTATATACTTCGCGCAGTCTCATCTTATAGCTCCCTTGCTGCGGGTAGCACCACATTGAATCTTCCTCTAACACGCTTTTCCACACAGCCTCTTTCTGAATAGGCTTCAAATCGTATTCAACACGAACAAAGTGTGGCTTATTCTTAATTCTTCCTTTTTTGTCTTTTACAGGCATAGTAAGAAAATCTGTGTATCCACTCCATTCTGGAGCTATAACTGGTAATCCTGAATATGCAGCCTCAAAGTGCGGCAAGCCAAAACCCTCACCGTGACTTAAAGAAATAAAAGCCTTTATTTTAGGGTGCTTGTAAAGAGAATGCATTTCTTGTTCTTTCAAATCGCCATGTAATAAATAAATTTTACATTTTCTATCTTTATATTTTTCTAAAATTGTTTGCAAAGAATTGGTTACTGACTTTCTGTCTAATACAGATCCTCCCTTCTTAAACGTCTTAACAACCAAACCAACTTCTGGATTGTCAAAAATCTCCTCAACAAACCACTTAACAGTGTTCGGCATATTTTTTCTTGGTCCCCACTGTGCCACGGTTAAAAAGTTAAAAGGAGTGTCAAGTTTAAAATCTAAATCAATCTTTTTATATTTTTTAACTGGGTAATGCACAACATCGATTGGAACAGAGTTTTGTAGAAGCAGCTTTTCTCCTGTTTCGTTATTTACTGCTTCATATGCTGTATTGTCAAATACATTTTTAGAATGGTTTGAAACCACAACCATTCTATCAACTTCATGAGTCTTCTGGATCCAATCAGGGGATACTCTGGTTGTCTCTATACCCGCAGTAACTCCAATATTAACAGGAGCCATTTTTTGCCATTCATTTGGAATTGTCACTTGTATGCTAGCATCATAAGTACCATTTTTATGTTGATAGAGTGCTGTCTTCTTTATTAAAGCGTCTAACCATTGTCTTTCCTCATTATCTTCCCAAATCCAATTGGACTTTCCCCAAGTTACAGGCATTACATAAATATCATATCTATCTTCTACCGTTCTCAAAGAGCGTAAAACAAATCTAGCATGCTCCCCATATCCAGTTCTAGTTAATACCGGTCCTCTAACTATTATTTTTTTCATTTAAGCTCCTCTAAATGCCAGTTAGCATAGCCCCGGCGAGTCTCCCACGAACCCAATTCAGTATGAAGGTTTGTAAGTAGTTCATCCCATGTTTTTACATATTTTGCAAAATTATAGTTTTCAACTACGTGTTGTCTTCCTTTTGCGCCAAGCTGCTCTCTTTCTTCGGACTTCATTTCATATATTTTTATCAGCGCATTAATGAAATCATCTTCATTAATTCTATCTTCTCTAATCCATGGAATTTCTTGTGAACCAATGATCGACTTTGAGGATGGTTCAATCCCAATACCAAACCAATTTTCTCCATCTGTCACTTGCTCTTGCAAACCGCCTGTCATATTAACAACAATAGGCACCTCACATGATAGAGATTCCAGAGTAGATAAACCAAACCCTTCAGCATCTGATATATTGATCGTGCAGTCGACTGCGTTATAAAATCCAGCTAGCTGTTCTGGTGGCATTTTTTGAGTTGAAAACAGTACTTGTCCATCTTGTAGTTCCAAGTGTTCAACAATCTTAATAAGATCCTGTCCATGATGATCTTTGGGTTCTGTGTGCATTATTAACGTTGCTTTATCATGTCCAACCTTATCTAAAAATTTCTTAAACCAAAATAATAAACTACCACTTTGTTTACGTCTGGCGTTTCTATTGTTCCAAAAGCAAATAAATTTGTTTTGTATGTCGTCTTCTTCTAGATCTGGAAAGATGCTATACATCTCTTTTCTTGCATTAGACTTAGAATAGTTTGAATCATTTTTTAAATTTCGAAATATATCTGAATTTACAGCATGAGGCACGTATTGACTCATAACATTTGGAGCGACAGTTTTTACAATATCATCAGTAACTTTAGAGATTGCAGCAATAAAATCATTTGACTCATAATATGCCTTATTATATGTGGGGTAAGGATAGTTGTCCCATACATGATAATAAACCATCGGCATAAGAGGACGGATTTCATTTTCCATTTCCCACAACCACCCCCAAAAGCGAGGATCTGTCATAAACCAAAGAATATCAGGCTTCTCATTACGAATCATAGATCTGACTATCTCTTGATTCCCATATCCTTCAACAGGAAATATTACCCAATCATCTTTGTACTCTTCCGTTTTGATGGGCTTATTATGAGGGTGCTTAATAGCTCCACCTAAGCTAATTACCTTATATTTGCCGGTACGTAAAAGCCCCTCAATAACATACCTAGTTTGAGTGCCCACACCAGATGGAGACAACGGCATGTCGCTTATTGTCATTATTTTAATTTTTTTCAATGTACTTCTCCAATTTATGGACAATGTTTTGTTTTGTAAAATTCACAACCATAGCCTCTCGTACAAGAGAGCTTGTTCTTAATAAAGTTTTTACTTTTTATATTATACAAAGCTTTGTATAATAAATTAAGGGCATTTTTAATCTTTTTATTGCCACTAGTGACTCTAAAAATTTCAATATTGTTCTTTTTTGCCGTTCTCTTTAATAGGGCAAAATGAGTTTCAACAGTACTAGGATCTAAATTGTGTTTCTTGCAGAAAAAATGCTTATAAAAAGTTAACTGGTAGGTTGTCATCCTTTCGGCTTTTCTTCTAGAATCCCAACCCCACGAACATGTCTTCCAATCTATAACGTGATATTTACCATCAGGAGTTTGTACAACCAAGTCCACAAAACCTTTAAATTGATATTCAGATTCATTTTCTATGGGCTCATACAACTGCTCTTCTACGGAATAAACCTTATATGAACCAAAGTAGTCCTTAAGGGCTGGTAGTACATAATCAATTAATATACCGCCTTGATCCTTCATCTTCTTAATCAAGTCGATATTTAGAGCATTTTCATCTGGCAATTTCTTAAGATTATCTCTAAACTCAGTTAAAAAATATATTTTTGCTTTCTCTTGAAATTTGGCTTCTGTAACCAGCCTTTCACACGTACTGTGCATGGCGGTGCCAAAAGCAGTATATTCATTACCTTCAAAGCTTGTTACATTGTCTATATATGCTAATTTATGCTTCCAGGCACACTCATTCCATATTTTAAGCTCTGAAAACGAAACATGACTCATTATCCACCTTCTTGTGTATTAGTATTCTTTGGATCCAGTGTAACTGTTGTTTTTTCATTTGTCAATGTTTTTTTTGCGCTGGTGCGTGTGCGGGTTGCTACAGTTTTTCTAGTGGCTTTTCTAGTGGTTTTTCTAGTGGTTTTTCTAGGAGCATTTACAGTGCGAGTTGTATTTTCATTGTGTCCTTTGGTTGTCCACACCCACTGCCCTGTTTGACTATTCGGTTGGTGGCTATTAACCTTGGAAGTGCCTGATATTAATCGTTCAGCTTCAATACCTGCACCTAAAAGCACCCTTCTGACTGTTGATGCATCAATTTCTATTCGCTTGCTAGCGCTTTTAGCTCCATCATTATATTTAATATTAGCAGTAACCGTTACCGTGCCAGCTTTTTTATCCACTGTCCATTTTAAATAACTATCATATTTTCCTTGTTTATAGCTCATGTAAGATCTCCTATATTTTCTAATTTATTATATACCGTGGGACTTAGCTTTTTCACTAATTGTCTGTTATATAAGTAGTAATGTTCAAAGCAATTAGCAAAATACTCTCGCAAGCTAGTGGCGCCATATGGAGACACAAACAAACCAGAAGTAAAGCTTTGTAATATATTATACCCAATTTCACGATACAACAGCTCATCAAACTTTTCTGAATATTCAGTATTATAAAAGTCTGTCAAATTTACTTTATACCCTTCATAATCTAATATTTGATATAGTCTTTTTCTTTTCCCAAGAAACTCCAACTCTATAACGTTATCTCCATATAGATCTTCTCCATATATTTCTTCGGCTGAATGAGCGATTTCATGTACAATATCATTAACCATGTCATTCGCGTCATCTTGCGCGTTTGAAACATAAATTGCGCCATCTTTATAGGCAGCGTTGGTTTGATTTTGAACAAATATATCAAAATGTCCGACATATATCGCATCTATTAAATAAAAGAAGTGCTTCGGTACCGTTTCTTCAATTTTTTTCAGCACTACTTCTATATCAACAGTTTCCGGAAGATCGTCCTTAAGAAAAACTAATATGTTGTTAAATAAAAATTTTTCTTTCCTTTCTCTTAAAGCTTTAATAGCAGATTTTTTAATATAATCTATTCTCATTGTTTATTTGTAACGTTATTCCTCTTTCATCTAATTGCTTTTGCAAATTTTCCTGCCACTCTTTTTGCGCAATTTCCGCATCATTTAACCCCTGCTTGTAGCCTCTAATAAAATTTTCTTCAGCAACAGGCAATAAGAATTCTGGAAATTCCTTAGCCATAACTTGAATTACCATTTCAACATTCACTTCATCATCTTCAGGTTGCAATTTTTCTCCCACATAATTAACCAACCACTTCTTCATCTCATTATCTAAACCAATTGGCTGTAAAATATCTGGTTTAAAATCTTCCTCTTTCAACGTATCAGTCATAACATTCTCCTGTTTTATATACTAAATTAGTTTCATTTTTAATTTAAAGTATTTTTGCTGCTAACGTAGCTACTTTAGATCTTTCACCCTTAGTTAAGGTGATATGTCCTGCTAACTCATAATATTTAAATTTTTCAATTGCATAAGTTAGTCCATTAGAGGTTTCGTCAACATATGCATTATCGATTTGCTCGACGTCGCCTGTTAATATAATTTTAGTATTTTCCCCCACTCTCGTAATGATTGTTTTAAGTTCATGAGCAGACAAATTTTGTGCCTCATCAATGATTATATAAGAATCTGCAAGAGAACGCCCCCTTATATAAGTTAAAGCTTCAATTTCGATCGTACCGTTCTCTGTATACATTTTAAGTGTTTCTTTATCATTCCCCATTAGAAATCGTAAATTGTCTTGTATTGGCATCAACCATGGGCTCATTTTTTCTTCCATGGAACCAGGCAAATAACCAATATCTTTACCCATAGGCTGAATAGGTCTGGAAACTACCAATCTTTTATATCTAGCTGCTGTCGTCTCTTCAACAACTTGTTCTAATCCGGCAGCTATAGCCATTAATGTTTTGCCGCTCCCAGCTTTTCCAACCAACGTCACCACATGCACATTGGGATCCATCAACAAATCTAATGCAAATGTCTGCTCTTTATTTCTTGCTCTAATTCCCCATATTTTTTTCTTAGAATTGATTCCATTCACTCTTTGTAATGGAGATGTATAATTTATAAATCTTGCCAGCGCAGTTTTTTTATCATTAGAGTTTGACACCAACATCATATATTGATTAGGAAATAATTTAATATCCTCCTTTTCTAAGAAAATATCTTCCCCACTATAAAATTGATCAATTGTTTGATCATCTACCAAGTGAGTTACGTATCCATCATATATATGAGTTGTGTCCTTTACAACTTGATTGGTTATATAATCCTCGGTTAAGAGTCCCAAAGCATCACACTTAACGCGCATGTTGATGTCGCGTGAAACTACAATTACCTTTCTATTTAAACTTAATCTTTTTTCCGCCATGGCGACACCAATGATTTCATTATCTGGTATTTTATAATCAATATCTTCAGGTAAATTTGCAAACTTAAAATTTTTAACTGTTATTAAACCTTTACCTTTATCTATTCTCACTCCTTTGAATAAACTTCCTTTTTCTCTGAGAGAGTCTAATTTACGAATAACATTTCTAGCATTAGATCCAACACTATCTTGTCTTTTTTTATGATTGTCTACTTCCTCTAAAACTTTAAATGGAATTACAATATCGTTATTTCCATATGAGGTTAAAGAGTTCGCGTCAGTTAGATATACGCTGGTGTCGAGAACATATATTTTTTTAGCCATGTATTTCCCTTTGCGCAGGAATATTATTATAAATAGATAGATATTTCGAAATTCACCAGTATTGGGGGATCTGTTTTAAAACCGAACAGCTGCTTTTAAGCTGTTCTATACTAGTTATTTTAGGAGGCGCATCGCATGAAATACAAAAAAACAATGTTTCTATTAATAATTTTCATTTTTTCTCACATCAGCAGCTGTAGTAATCCTCCTTTTTCTCACCATGTTAGTCGCCATGATGAATATATGCAAAGCAATCTCCCAAGAGAAGCTTTTATAAAAATAAAATCTAAAATCACAATTAAAAATTGTGTAGCTGGAATGTGCTCTAGACGTACATTGTCATATGCAGGATCTGGTTTTATTGTTGGTGTTGGAGAAAGAGGATCCTTTGTCATGACTGCTGCACATGTATGCAGAGATCGTGATGAGGACGCTAACAGACTTTTAGAACATAAAATAGTCGATCTAGATGGTAACGAACATGTTGGAATAACACTGGCTTATGATATCCAAGCCGATATTTGCCTTATGTATGCAACTGGATTGACAAACAAAAGGGCATTAACAGTTTCCCCAAATGAACCAAAACCTGGAGATAGATTATATAATCTAGCAGCGCCTGCAGGTATATTTGATATCAATATGATGCCAATATTAGAAGGTTTTTACAATGGAGTTAGTAGCGGTGCAGCTGTATATAGCATTCCTGCTGCTGGTGGAAGTTCTGGATCTCCAGTATTAAACAGTCACATGCAAATAGTAGGATTGATCCACTCTGTACATGTAGCTTTTCCCATGATTACAATTGGACCAACTTATGAAGAAATAAAGCACTTCATTGAAACTAATGTAGAAAAATATTCAAATTTATAGCTACTTTTCCCAAATAATTGATCCCAATGTGTTTTTCACTGCAGTTAACCTATCATAAAATTGCATGCCTTGTATCTCGTCATACAACACATAACTTTGAAATTCATCTCTATCATAATTCGAAAAGATGTTATACAACATGTGAGATAATTGATCGTCAAAATGTATACGTTTAGTTGGAAATTTCATCATGTCCTCGCATGTAAAAGACAAATTCTGATTTTCATAAAAGGAAACATCAACATAATCTCCTTTATTATTCATACTAGGCACCTTATAGCACATTACAATACTGAACGTTTGAGGGTTACATACATAACGTACCTCATCTGCATATAATTTAGTATTCATTATATAGTGCTCACTTCTTTAGGAGATATAAATTGCAATTTACTAGTTTTATTTCTAGGATCAGTTAGTGTTAAATACTGATTTGTGTTCCAACTTAAATAATCAATATCTTCAATAAGCCATGTTCTATTTCGAAACAACACTCTGCTTCCTACGTAAGCTTTTCTACCTCTTTTATCAATTGTGAATCTTCTTGTTGTTTTCATTTTTCTTTCCTCGGCTCTTTTTTTTATTAGATTTTGGTTTTTCTTCTGGTTTAACCCAGAGTTTTAATCTGAATATTTCTCTATTTGAAGATGTGCCTCTCTTAATCTTTAAATGAATGGTTTCTGCATCATCATCATAAGTCATAGCTGCATCTCTTGCCTCCTCGTATGTATTAAACATACCAACGTTAACCCACTTTTTATTATTTGATTCATCAGATTTATTCATATGATCTCCTATATCAGTGGAAGTGTCGGGAGTCGAACCCGAGTCCGAAAAACCTCAAAAACAACGTCATTCACAAGATTAGTCAGTTATTTGAACTCTGACAAACTCAAACCCTGCATGCGCGTACCACCAGTTTTGTGACTTTCTTGAAAAACTGGAAAGCTGCCTAGCTTCCTTAATGGAGTGCTAGAAACTCCAAATTACGCAGCTAAGGCGTAATCAAGTTCAACATTATCGTTGGCTTTTATAAAAATTGAGTATTTTTACTGTGCTACCCACACAGCCTTGCACGTTTATTTTATCCATTCTCCGTCGAAACCTTTTCACCCCCATTATTGCTATTAGTATATACAATTGTATATAAGATGTTAAGCTATTTTTCGAAATAATCTTCAACTTTAAATTTTCTTAAGAGTTTTCGCAATTCTCTTGGCGCTATTCCTAAGAATCTTGCTGCTTCTCTTTTGGATTTTGTCGCGCTTAGGGCATACTTTAATAATGCATCTTGTACAATTTCTTTTGCACTATACCATATTGGCATGCCATATAATTTATTGCCAAATACTTTAGAAGCTAATTCAAGCTTGAGTGCAATTGCTTCCTCAAGTGTCAAAGAATTTAACATTACCTCAAATTCTTCGTTACTTTTCAGATCGTTGCGGAGTTTCTTTGCGATGCTATAATTTTTATTTTTCCCAGAGACTTTTCTTTTTTTCCAGACCACTTAAATTTTCTCTCTAGATATGATACAATAAATTCATAGTTTGATTAATTAATCAATCCAATCTATTATAATCTTTATTATATTTTATTCTTTATATTATTTAAATGAAATATTAGATATGATGGATTGCAACAGTACTAGCTAGACTCCTTCTTCTTCTTCTACCTCTTCTGCACCAACAGGTACATCTAGATCGTCAGCTAGTTCTTGTTCAAATTTTCTGAAATATAGCTTAAAGTTAGTAATAATATAATCGCGATATGCGTCTGCATCTTCTTCATCTTCTAGATCTTCATATGCGCTAATGATCTGTTTTTCAACTTTATTCCATGCCCTTTCTGCAAAGTTGCGTCCAGTTCTATTTGCTCCCGGCAGATCTTGAAACGTTTTTTCTTCTTTTTCTGCTTCTTCCTTTGCCTCTTCTTCATCTTGTGGGCGTGCGGGAATAAATTTCGCTTCTTCTGCCTCTTCCTCATCCACTTCAACACCAATTACTTCCATGATAGCTTCTTTTATTCTATCTTCAATTGAAGCTTCCTCGTCTGTTTCTTTTCCACCCGGCGCAAATCGATTTGCATCAACAGGGGCTAAAGCTGCATCTAAAGTGGCAAGGAAGTGAGCGGCAAAAGAATCTCGTTGTTCTTTTTTGGTTGTTAAAGTCTTGTATTCCTCTTCCACTTGCACTATAGTAGCTTTAAGCACTTTATCTAATTCTACAATACCGGTGTTTTTGTGTTGTACGCCGCTAGCAACACTCGTGCTAGCATCTTCAGAAATTAGCCTACGTATCATGTTTCTCAAAACAGTTTCTTCTAGATATTCTTTTTTAGCTTGTTTTAATTTTTTTTCATATATTGCTTTAATTCCATAACGTACAAATTTTCGTACTGTCATCTCCTCTTGCATTTCTGATATAAATTCTTTTCTATCAATCATATTGCGCGCCTCATTGTTTTAATTAAATAGTTATATACTTCATCAATAAACTGTTCTTCTAGCTTTGTTTTCTTTTTTTTCTTTTTCTTTCTTTTTATTTTTCTTCTACGTACCGGCTTAACCTCTGTGGTACCAAACCCGCCAGAAAAACCTGCAGCTGCCCCCCCGCCGCCGCTGGACATCTCTTCTAATGCTTCGCCTTTTTCTGCCACTGATGATTCGGCTTCTGCTTCCATAGCCGGTGCTTCTTCTTCTGCTGTGTCTTGAGCTTCTTCTTCTGCTGTGTCTTGAGCTTCTTCTTCTGCTGTGTCTTGAGTTTCTTCTGCTACTTTTCTAGCTTCTTCTTCTTGTTTAGCCTTAACAACGAAATCACTACTTAAGGCTTTAAACATTTCATCTCTGGCAGCTGCTTGATTAAAAAGATCTTTTGCTTGTTTTTGCAGCGCCTGAAGTGCGGCTATGCCTTTTGTTTCATTACCTGCTTGTTGTAGAAAATATTTAGCTTTATCTTGAGTCGTCATTTTTTCGAAATCCAAGCCCTCAGACAAAGTTCTATCAATTTCTTCTTCTATTAGCCTAAGAAATATTCCCACATGAAACTGGGAATCCTCCTTCAACTCAGCGTTTTTTAATTTATTAACAATCATATTATGTAATGTCTCATCATACCACCCCATTATATCTTTAAATCCCTTTGGATTGCCCTCAGTACCTTTTAGTGCAAGACGAATATTCGTACCAGACATCTCGCCAATACCTGGAATGTTAATTGAAATATGAGGAGCAATTGCTAAATAACCATTTTCTGAATATGTTTTAAGATCGTCTAAATGCCCTTCATAATATTGAAAATAAGTTGGTTTTCCTTTTTTTGTAGTGCCCACATTGAATCTAGGACTTTCTTGCATATCTTTTTTACCAACAAAAAAGACGACTGAGGTTGTTTCTGGATCAAAATCCTCTAATATCTCTTTTGCTATATATGGATTTTTAGTCATGACAATGTTATTTTCTGGGATCTCGTATCGAACCATAATGGCTTTCTTTTCTTCAAAATTGAATGGTGATTTAGGGACACCACCTTTATCGCTCGCGTCTACTACTGGAGAAGTGGAGATAAAGGTGTTTTCCTCTCCAAATTTTTCTTGTATTATTTTAAACACTTCGGCGTGATGTGCACCCATGGGTTGAAACCTTCCTGGGTATATAGCTATAACCCTATTAGTAACACCCTCTGGAACGCCCGTAAATGCCTCTTTAAGAGCGTTTAACGACATTGGAGGCATATGCCCCCTACCGTATCTAAAAAGCCCTAACAATTGATTTATAGGAGCAAAATTACCGGTAAATTTATACATTTGCCCTTTCCACTGAAAAACAAACCCTTCTACAACTGTATCGATATCGTCGTGAGTTTTAAGCTTGTCTAATTGTTTAGCTAATATTTCATGAGCCTCGTCTTTGTGAGGTCCATCATATTTATGAATAGAGTTGATAGCTTGTTCAACGTCTTTTTTAATTCTATCAAGCTCGGCGTCACTATCTAAGATATAAGCGCTTCTCAAACTTCTCAATAATTCGACAGCGAAATCATGTATTGCTAACTCAATTGGCCAAATTAATTTTTTTATTTCTGTATTAGAATTATCAACAAAGTCTTTTACAACCGGATACGACTCTTCAGTACCACGTTCTTTTAATATCTTCTTTAATTTTGTTAAGCTTAAATAGCCAGGGCTTTTAAGCACCCTATTGGCGACAAGCTTTGTTATTGATGGGGGCAATCTTAATTGCTGCCGAATTTGTCTCATTAGATTGACGTATAAATAATCACCAATTGTCATATCACCTTGAAATCCGGTATTGCGTATTTTTGATAAAACTGTTTTTAAATGTACATCGTCGTCTAATTGATTGAGTTTTAAAAATGCAGTTCTTTTAACAGAAAATGATTCTTCTGTTTTCATTTCTTCAAACCGATCAATAACCTGATCTAGCACTTGAGATTCTTGTACCGCTTCAACGATTTCTAAATCATTTGTTTCTTTATTATATCTTTTATGTCCCATGTGGTGAATGGAAACAATATTTTCATCATAATTAACAACATTTGGAGCAATTGGTCCCTGAATTTCAGTATTATAAAAGATATCACCCTCTAAACCGAAAATGGAATTACGCTCTTCATCTGAAAGGGAATCTACTGCTTGTTTATAAGCTTTGAATGCGGTAACATAAGCTTTTTTAGTTTTCTCACCACCTTTAAAAGTGCGATTAACCAAATCTTCTAAAGTCATGCCACCGCGACTCATATCACCTTTATTCCTGGCAGCGCGAACTCGCCCATCAACATAGCCTAGATATATGTTATAACCATCTGTTTTTTCTGTACCAATTAATTCGCCTTGTGATGCGGCAGTTAAAATTTCTGCCATTTCAGTATAAGTTAAATCACGGTTGTCATAAAGATGCGCTAAATGTCCTGCAACACCACCCATTTATAATCTCCTTAGTTAGAAATAATATTGTTTAATATTGAATCGATCATTGAGCGAAGCTGTTCTTCATTAAGTTCTTTGTCATCATCTAGCTCTAGTTTATCCTTTCTAGATTCTACAGAATGTGGGTTGAGGTTTAAATCAACATCCTCGTCCTCTTCAGCTTGATCAAGCTTTTCCAAATCCTGATTATCTAAATCCAGTGTCCTATAATTAGATTTAAAATCTGGTGCTTGTAACCCGCCTCCTTCATTTAATACTTTTTTGGTTGGTTTTGGAATATTGTATCCGAACTTTTCCATTAACATGGCATTAATTTCCTGATTTTTCCAATCTTTAAGTCCCATTGTAGTTTCTCCTTTAAGCTTGAGCGCTTTATAATTAGTTTCTTGTATACCAAATTTCTTTTTATATCCATCTTCCCACGATCTAAAACACATATTCCCCTGTTCATAGGCTTCTCGTTCCATTTCCTGCATGTGTTCATCTTCTTGCGCGTATCCTAAGTGTGTGGAAGTAGGATTTTTAAACTCACCCCTGCAGTTTTGTGCATGGTGTACTAGCTCGTGCGCAAGTGATCTTAAGATGTCTTTTGGGTGTCTAGAATCAACAAAAACAGTAATTGTCATTGTGTTTGGCTCATATTGCGCTGTTTTACCTAAAATATTTTGAGCATTTTCAGGATCTGAATCAAATACAAATGAGGGTGTTTTATCAAACCCAAGTTGCTTTTGAGCATAAGGATAAAAGTTTTTCATTTTATCTTCTATTGGGGAAGTGTTATAAGAAGACTTGTTTGTTATCTTGTATGTCATTTAATAGTACCACGTTCCCTTAAAACGTTTATTGTCTTTTCTAGAAGCACCTTCTCTTGCTTTAATACTTCATGAATAAGGTAATTGTTAAATGATTCTTTTATAGCTTGCTTCTTTTCTCCATCTTGCTTCTTTTCTCCATCTTGCTTCTTTTTCCGAGGCGGATCTTCTTCATCCACTGCGCCGGAATCAGTTAGATCTTTCATTTGATCCCTGTAAAGTTCCGGATTAGTTTTTCTTAGATGCTTCATAGTTCTTGCGAAGGCAGATCCAGATTTTTTGAATCCACCCCCAGCCTTCAAACGAGACTTGCCAAAGATTGATTTTACCAGTCCTTTTATTCTGCCGCCGATGGCGGATCCGATGGCAGACTCGGTAACTACATAGCCTTCCGCTTCTAAAATACTTCTAATTTCCTCAATACTCTCTTTCATTGCTTGGGCGGCTTGAGCCTTTCTTTTATCGACTCCTGTTGGTTGTGCTATGATCATGCTTCTAACTTCCTCTTCAGATTGCCCAGTGACTCTTGTTAAGTTTTTAACCAAGAATCTTCTTATAACTTTCTGAAGTTTGTTATGAAGCTTTGATCCTTCTGGGCTATTAAGCTCAATACCAGCTTTCTTAAGATTTGGTCCAATTGACTGTCTTAAGTTGACTTTTCCTTTTACATTTGTTATTTTTTCTGGTGCATATTCTTTCTCTTTTGGTTCTTTAACCCCTCTAGCTGCTCTAGAAGCTTTAACCGCCCTGTCGGAATCTGTAAGCTTACCAATTTTAAAGAATTTTATTTGCTCCTTAGCCCAAGCCTCGCAGTCTGGATCTGCAGCAAGTTTTGGAAGCGCTTTAGTGATTTTTTTATAAATCTTATATGCGCCCAAATATGCTTGATCGTCTTTAGTCGCACCAGCTCTACCTTCTGGTGAATCTAAATCTTGATTTTTTAACTCTTGTTTCAATTCATCACATGGAGAACCTTTCGAAAAAGAAGCTAATTTATCTTGTATCTTTTTAAAGCCTGCCCCACCTTTACCATAATAGGTGCTTACTTTTTTTCTGCCTCCACCTGAAAATGGTTCTCCTGCGGCTTCTCTAATGAGACTTTCTCTTCTTTTCCCTTTCTTTTTTCGTGCTGCTTTTCGTGTTGCTCGGCGCTTCGCTGCAGCAATCTTTTTTTGTTCTATTTCATCTGCAGATTCGCCAGCTGCAGGCTCTGCGCCAGCTGCAGGCTCCTCACCAGCTGCAGCCTTGGCTGCAGGCTGTTGACTGCCTGGACTCCATTTAACTTTATCTTCAACCTCTCCTGTCCCAACCTTATCCCAATATTCTGCAAATCCTTCTGGTTCAAATCCATTCTGTACGTATTTTAGAAATTTCTTTACTTCTTCGGCAGATTTAAGAGAGTCTAAAAACTGATCTAGTTGCTGCAGGATATTTCCAGCTTCTCCCGCGCCCACCTCAGCGCTAGAAACCTCACCTTGAGATTTTCTACCTTCAATAATCATTTTCTGATTATAGTGTGACAATCGTTCAAGAAGTATTTTAGCAATTAATTTTGCATTTTCTTGAATGTTCACTCCATTGTTCTTGAGTTGGCTAGCAACATCTTTTAACATTTGAGTAATAGCGCCTTTTGGAATATCAGGAAATAGCTTCATTAATTGACTTGAAAGACTTCTTTGTGGTGCTCCCGCCTCTTGTTCTTTTCCGCTAAATTTTTTAAATACTGGCACTGCAAACTTAGAACCTGCGCCGCCTCCACCTGTACCACCTCCACCTTCATCCGGTTTTACCTCATCTGGTATCTTCGCTGGATCGACTGGTTTGCCTGATTCCGTCTCAGCGCTCACTATTTGATTGCTATTATTAATTACAACGTTAAGCACCATGCCGTTCGGAAGTGTGACAGTTTGTTGTCCGTCGCCACCCTTGCCGTCGTCATCTCCACCACCACCAGAATCAGTGGGATCCTTCGGCGGCTTTTTACGTAGTTCTTGGTCCTTATCTTCTCCTGCTTGCTGCTGTTTAAGAGCGCGCATTGTGTCACTTCCACCCAATTTTTTAGTATGATATCCTTTACCAGAAGGTTGTATTGTTTTATCAACACCGCCACGACTCCACATTTCTGTATCTTTTCTATGTTTGCCGGTGCGCCACTCTTCGCCCGATCTTTCAGACCAATCACCACGTCCAGTTGATTCCGCTGCCTCTCCACCAGGAGGATCTTTAACATCACCCTTGACTGGCGTGCCTGTGCCCGAAGGGGCTTTTTTTGCGGCTTTTTTTGCGGCTTTTTTTGCTTTTTTCTTTTCTCGCCAAGCCTTATATTTGTCAGCCATTCCTTCTTGCTGCAACTTTTGATTAAGGATCTTTTTAATTAATATTGCTTCATTTTTTGTGAACTTGCGTGACATACTATAGTCCCCTTTTAAAGATTTGTACAATAAATAGTCGTTTTATTTTAAAAGGAGAGTAATTGAAGTTAAATTTTATCTTTATGTTCTGAAAAATAAACGCTCTTTATTTCATTCCAACCAAATTTATGTTCTGGCTCGATAGCTTGAAGGATAAAGCGTTTAAAATCATCTTTATTTTGAAAGAACTTTTTGTGTGCCTTATCAAAAAGAACCCACCGCCGCACTTCTTCTAAAACGTCCATTTTATTTATGACAAGATGAGTAACGCCATTAATATTAATAGCTTTCTTAAGAAAATCTATATTCATCCAATTAACTTGTCTTTTACGTCCGGTTGTTGCGCCAAACTCTTCACCCACTCTTTGTATCTTATTAAATATTTCACCTGCAGGTTGAAATTGTTTTGCACCGACATAAGTTTCATATGCTTTTGCAACACCCCAAACATTGCGGATTGCTTGAGGTGGAACACCGTTCATTACAGCTGCACCTGAAATACAATTAGAAGAAGTGACATAAGGATAATCGCCCCAATCAACATCCAAACCAAACCCTTGCGCGCCTTCAAATAATATTTTTACTGTACTATCTTTTGTATGTAACTCTTTATATAGATCGATTAAATAAGGACGAAGCTCTGGGACATCTTCTGCTCTAACGCCCGTTCTATTATATTTGTCACGATATGCTGGACCATTTCCACGTTTAGTGGTGCCGATTGAAGTGTCTTTCTCATCTTCTTTTAGGTGTTCTCCTGTGATGACGTGGGCGTTTTTTGCGATGTAGATGAGTCCTTCTGTTCTAATATCTCCTCTTTCGAGTTCGTGTATTTCTCTAAAAAATTGTTCAGGATATACAACGCAACCAGAACCAATGATAGATTTAATACCGAAAAAAACACCAGCAGGGATATGATGAGTAATATATTGCCTTCCATGGTGATAAATAGTGTGCCCCGCATTACACCCACCATTATATCGTATGACATGAGTATAGTCCCCGTTTCTGCATAAGTGGTGTGTTACCTTGCCTTTGCCACAATCTCCGTATTGAAGATCGACAACAACATCTGCTAACATAAAAACCTCCAAGTTAATATGATCATATTACTATATTTTAGATTAAACGTTTACTACTTTTTTATTAAACTGTAAAAATATTTAGACCAATTTTCAAACAACAATTGTTCTTTTTTGCTTTCATACATTGTTGGGATATGGTGTTGTCTAGAAACTTCTGATCCGGTTATTTTGCCTATATACTTCTTTCTAAAAGCAGCTGCAGGATTTTTTTCTGCGCCTTTAACATTCTTGGAATAATCATTTGGCACAACATGTTCAGAACCATCTGGCATTATTACTTTAAGATCATCTTTAATATTAATTTTTTTAGCCACTAACTCTACCCAAGAATCCCATAATTTTTGAGATATATTTTTTGCATCAGTTTCTTTTGCAATCTGTCTTAAAAATTCTAAGTATTCTTCGGCCAATTCAATGCCCCTAGGTCCGAGTTTAATTATGTTGCTATCGAATTCCCCCGCTTGAATAACTTTTTTACCAGATGTAGTAACTTTAGGTGTTCGAAATCCTTTACCTCCAGGTGTCAATATGTTAAATTTTTTTGATATTCCTTTATATATGTTGAGGTTGATAGAGTCAATACAACCTAAGCGTCCAATAACTAATTGAGTTGCAAACGCCGCTTTTGGTAAGCCAAATCCTGGTAATGTTAATGCTTGCAAATAAATATTAAACAATGCTTCTTCTTTTTTTAGCCCACTAGAATTATTATATTCACTGAACAAGCTACTAAAACTAGAATATATGTTTTCTCTGTTTTTCCACAAATAATCAATTGCATGTTTTCGCGGTCCCATAACTAACTGTCCAAACCCAGGAAAATCATATCTAGGTTTAGCTTCACCAGGATTTTGTAAATTAGCATCAGTCATTAAACCATCATTTTTATGCACAAAGTTCATTAACAATGGAAATTTTGGTACCACATCATACCATCTCATTTGTTGAGTCCCAATTACAAACATGAATACATTGGCCAATTGATCTGGAGAGTATTGTGCGTATTCGTTGATGAGAGGATTATATTTACAAAAACCAGAGTCCAATTCTTTAGATAGATCTAATACGTTATCTTCTGGGGTTTCCTCTGGGGTTTCCTCTGGAACGGGCACTTCTTCGCTTTCGACTTCTTTAATAAACTTTCGCCAATTTTCAAATAGTAATTTCATATTTATAAGTAGTTAGTTCTTGTAGTATAATACATTTATTTAAAAACACACCAGCTAATTAACATTGTTAACCCAACAACCGAAAGACCGCCGAGAAGCCCTAAAGTACAAAACAGTAGACCCACTATTTACCGCCACATGCAGTTTCATCTAGGATTTCAAGAAGATTAGTATACATTGTAATCGCACTCATTGTTAACTCATAAAGTTTACCAACGGAGCCAGCAGCGGTTAATGCTTTATAATTGTCGCTTCCAGGTCCCATAGTAGTCAATATATAAGATGTAAACACATAAACTGCCAAATCATCAGCAGC